AAAGGTTCTAAGATTGCCACTGTCCGCTTCCTAAAGAAAGATGGCACTGAGCGTGTCGTTAATGGGATGTTCAAGCCTACAAGCCAGATGGTTGGCTCGGAGAAGGGTCTGGCCCAAGGTGAAGCTATGCGAGCACGGGGTCAGGTGGCTATCTGGGAGATTGCCTCCAGCCAGTGGAAATCATTCTTTGCTGATAAGGTGGTGGAAATCAAATGAGTGGCACAGAAGTAAAAATAAAGCAAGGAACCATCACCCTGTTCAGTTTTGGAGTATATAGCACCGTCCCAAAGGAGTTTACCTTCTCATGAGTCCATTAATGTGTCTGGCAGTAGCGGTCTATTTCGAGGCTAGGGGTGAACCACTAGACGGTCAATTCGCCGTAGCAGAGGTCATTATGAACCGAGTGGAAGACAGCCGCTACCCAGACACAGTTTGTGGTGTCGTGTTCGAGGGTAGACAGTTCTCCTTCACCCACGATGGGAAACCAGACCGTCTACCTAAGAAGGCCACCAGAGCCTCTAAGAGGGCCAAGAGGGTGGCAAGTGAGGTGCTTGAGGGGTATCGCCTAGGTATTACCTCAACCCACTACCACACGACCTCTGTAGGGCCATTCTGGGCGGATCATTATGATCTTGACGGGTTGGTAGGGGATCACCTATTCTACACCAACAACACACCATACAGATAGGGTTACAAAATGAAACACGATCCCCGACTAATCCCCGTAGACGAAATGTGCAATACCCTACAGAGGGAAATTGATGCTACCCTTTGGGAAGACCCCACTGAGGATGTATCCACACTTGAGCGTGAGTTGAAGTGGTTCTTGGGGTTACAGACTAAGGGTATTTTATATGACACGACTTGGTAGGCTATTCAAGTATGTCGAAAGAGTTGGAATCGCAACCTCAGTGTGGATTAATGTCGTGACTGGTGGTAGTAGTAATCAAACTTTCTCTGCTAGGAATTGGCAGTGGAAGAAAGATGGGAAACTAAACCTTGTATGGCTCATTGACTTCCTGCTTGGGGAAGGGCATTGTGCTCAGTGCTGGGTTTACTGGAAAGTGAGAGAGGGAAAATGGTAAATCAAATTAAAGCTACTTATATCGACCACTGTGGTTCTGACTTAACAACTGTCAACGCAGCACGGGTATCTTTTGGTAAGAAATCCCATTGAGAATTTGAGGCACTGCAAGAGGGGCTACTTGAGAAGGATGCCAAGCTGATCCGTTACCTAGCTAAGCATAAGCACCTGTCACCCTTCGGTCATGCCTTTGCATCCTTCCATGTTAAGGCCCCAATCTTTGTGGCTCGGCAGTTGGTCAAACATAAGTTCCTGCGCTGGAATGAAATCTCCCGTCGTTATGTAGATGATGAGCCGGAGTTTTATGTGCCTGACGTATGGCGTGGTCGTAGTGCAGACAAGAAGCAAGGCTCTGAGGGCGAGGCACACCTGAACGAGTATCAACAGAACCTCATCAAGGGGGCAGTCGGTGCCTGCTTTGCTACCTACCACAACATCATTCGGTCTGGTGTAGCACCTGAGCAAGCACGATCCATCCTCCCGCAAGGAACTATGACGGAATGGTATTGGAGTGGATCACTGGATGCTTTTGCAAGTATGTGTGTCTTACGTCTTAAAGACGATACACAGTACGAAACACGGTTGGTGGCACAGCAGATTGATGAGGTTATGTCTAACCTATTTCCTGTGAGTTGGTCTGCGCTTGTAAAAGGAGATGATTATGAGTGACCATTGCTGACGTATATGACTGGATGCTTTCACAGATTCCCGAAGAGGAAGATAGCAGACTAATGGTTGATGAAGTATTGAAAGGGGATAAAGATGCGTTTTAAGATGACGCCTGAAGAGTTGATGCGTGACCTGATTTACAGTGAATCGTTTGATGAGTTAGTGGCCTACCGTTTGCATATGTCTTTGGGTGATGCCATCGACACTCTCTCACGGTTAAGTGTGAAGCAGAGCCTCTCACCGTATGAGTTTGAGGATTATGTAGAGACCCTACGTTATGCTCGTGCTATCACTGTCGTCCTCGAATGGTTCACCATTGAGGATATGGTTGAGGTCACTATTGAGTTGAATAAGTTCTCTATGCGGCTTGACAATGAGTTTTGATCTTGCGGGGTGGCTAGTTGTAGCTTGTTTAACAGTGAGTGCCTACCTTGCGTATAAGATAGGCTCCCTCACTAGACAACTGTTGTCTGTCCAGATGGCAGTGTTGATCTTGATCCAGAAGGAGGAAGAACGTGACCGTAGACGAGCTACAAAAGATGTGTGACAAACTGTCTTACAAATACAAGACATCATCCATGCGGGAAGACTTGTCTCAGGAGGGTCTGGTAGCCTGTCTTGAAATACTGGACAAAGAACCTAATGCCCACCCAGCGAAGCTCTACAGAGCCGCAGACAAGGCCATGTGGGACTATCTTAACTTTGATAGTGTCGCAGTGGCAGTTCCTAAGACCCACGCCTCTAGGGCCGTTATACGAGGTGCTGATCTTGATGCTACACAGACTTACTCTGGTGATGGGCTTGAAGCCCTAGAGTATGCCATTAAGGCTTCAAAAGTAGAATATGACGACACCTATATGATGGTAGAGGATCATGCTACAGCCTATGAAGAGAAAGAGTTTGCTAGGTTTGTGTCGTCTAAGGTGAGTGAGGTTCTTGACAGTGTTGACTTGAAGATTATCCGTATGCGATACAATCAAGATATGACACTGGAAGAAGTTGGCTCTGCTTTAGGGTTGAGTAAACAAGCAGTCTCTAAGAGGGAAACTGATGCACTTGAGAAGCTGAAACGTCGGTTGAAACAATTTGTGAACTGACAAACAGCGAAATAAGGTGCTATTAGCAAGTGTAGACGTTAGTTATGACTTTAGTATCTATAATCTAATATTTAGATACTATAACTAAAGGAGATAACGTAAGTGGACGACGATGGGTATTTAGAAGAGCTACTAGATAAGGCCGCAGGTTGGGGTGTTGGTCACAACAGTGAGGCTGAGACTATCTCTCGTGTTAATAATACGATTGATTATCTGGTGAGGCTCTCGGAAGAACACAAGAAGTCACTGGAAGCGTTGGTTGACCAGCAAACGTGTCAACGTGAGGAAGTTCTTTTAGCTCTTGGTAAAGAGCTTTTACCTCATCGCAAAAAACACAAAGGTGACCGTGAGTTTGGTAAATGGTGCAATGACAACTTTCCTAACTTGTCAAAGCACGTAAATATGCACGAACAGCTTGCAATTTTGTGGGCAGCAGAATTTCCTCATCAACGTCAGGAGATGTTGGACAAGTATCCTCGTGTTAAAACAACTCGTGGTGCTCATGCTAAGTGGTTGGAGGAGAATAAGCAGAAAACTCCACCACCAAACCAAGTTGCCGAAGAAGAGGATGAAGAAGATGATGTCGTTGACGAAGAGGAAGAAGACGAGGATGTAGAACCGGAAGATACATCAGAGGAAGATAATTCCAATGGTGAGGAAAAGGGTAAGAAACCTCGCCCACAAGTTGTTGTTGAATACAACTTGAAAGAGGCTATGAGTGCCATTACTGGTATGGCTTGGCTCTATGCCAAGAATTACAAAGGCACTAATGAAGATGCTGCCGACGTTCTCGTCCAAGAGATTATCGGTGTGTGTGAAGACGGTGATGATATTGACCTTAGCATCGCCAAAGACCGTATTAAATGGTTCCTTGAGTTCAAAGAAGCCCTCGACTACGCAGAACCTGCACTCAGAGAGTTTCTTACCGACAAACCCAACCTGAAAATCGTGAAATAAGGATACCTGACTATGGCTAAAACTAACGCAAACCAGTTCTTCGCAGAAGCAAAGCAGACCTGCCTAGACCTCGGCTTCACCCCAAACCTCAAGTCTGCTCGTCGTGTTCTTAAGAGTGGTAAATCTTCCATCAAAGGTAGCAATAACTATTTTGCTCGTCGTGAAATCTTCGACATCTCTGAGAAGCCCTACACCAACGAATTTGGCGATCAGGAAGCCTTTGGTTCGATCTGTGAACGTAACCTTGAGTATGCGGAATCCTTCGTGGAAAACAACATGAAGAAATTTCAGGGTGGTGTTAAGAACATGACTGATGCAACCCTCTACATTATGCGTCGTCAGCGTCAGGAACTTAACCGTAAGGGTTAATGGAAAGGAAGAGTCACATGTCAGATATTGCACATCAACCGTGTCCATATCCTGCGTGTGGCTCTTCTGATGCTTTCAGTTACAATACTGATGGTTTTGGGAAGTGCCACGCATGTAGCAGGTCGTATCCATCTCGTGAGAAGACATTCGAGTGGGCCGCAGAGAAATACCCGACAAAAGGAAAGAGCATGGTGACAGATGTATTCGATACATACACCCCCAAGCGGATAGAAGCCCCCGACAGTGGAAAATACACCCCTATGCGTGGCATCACCGCACAGACTATGGAAGACTTTGGCGTTAAGACCTACCCTGACCGACAAGAATATGTATACCCTTCCGGGGGAATTAAGGTTCGGACCCTGCCAGAGAAAGGCTTCTACGCTAAGGCTAACTTCAAAGGTGATGAACTGTTCGGTATGAATATGTTCACTGCGGGCAGTGCCAAGAAGCTGACCATCACGGAGGGCGAACTGGATGCCCTCTCAGTGGCACAGATGATGAAGAGCAGCTACATCAACCCTGTTGTGTCGTTGCCCTCTGCTACGCCTTCTAAGAAGCTCTGGGACAAGTGTTTTGATTGGGTAAACTCTTTTGAACAGATTATCCTATCTATCGACAATGATGAGGCTGGTAACGAGATTGCAGCTAAGATTGCTAAACTCTTCCCGAATAAAGTCTATCGGGTGGATCATAGCAAATACAAGGATGCAAACGAGTTCCTGAAGGCAGGTTCTGTTCAAGAGTTCAAAGGTGCTTGGTTCAATGCCAAGAAGTATACACCAGAGAACATCCTTAACACCTCTGATCAATTTCTGAAACTCTATCAGGATACGCCTAACCACCTCTATGTGCCCACTGGCATCCAAGACCTTGACGACAAAATTCTTGGTCTTATGCAAGGGCACTTCACTGTCTTTAAGGCACCTACGGGTATTGGTAAGACGGAGTTGATGCGGTATCTGGAGTTTACTTTGCTGAAGAAAGGTATCCCGATTGCTGCATGGCACCTTGAGGAGACTAAGCTACGATCCCTGTTGGGTTTGGTGTCGTATGAGTTGAACGATAACCTGACACGTAGGGACTTGATCGAAGAAAAGCAAAGGGAATCTGATGTAATTGAAGCTATCAAGTCACTAACTAAAGACGAACTGTTTTACCAGTTCTACCTACAAGATGGTGAAGGCTCTGATGAACTGTGCGACCAAATCCGTTACTTTAGTCAGGCTTGTGGTGTTCGTTATGTCTTTTTCGAACCTATCCAAGATGTGATTGTAGGGTCGTCTGATGAAAGCAAGGAACAGATGCTTGCAGACTTGTCTGTTCGTCTCTCTAAGCTGGCAGCGGAGCTTAACGTAGGTATCGTAAGTATCGGTCATACTAACGACAATGGCGACTTCAAGTATTGTCGTATGATCGGTCAACGTGCATCGGTTATTGTGAACCTACAACGTGATAAAGACTCGACAGACATTCAGGAACGTAATACGACACACCTACACGTCGAGAAGAACCGTCCGACTGGTGAGGTAGGCCAAGCTGGTAAGATGCGGTTTAATACTGAGACGTTTACTTTGAGAGAGGTGCTATAATGTGGGTATTTGACATTGAGACGGATGGTCTTTTAGATGAGATGACCAAAATCCATGTCTTGTCCTATTCTTGTGATGGTAAAGATATTATCTCCACGGGTGATTATGACGAGATGCGTGAGTTCTTCGCAACTCACCACTACCTGATAGGGCATAATATCATCCGCTTTGACATCCCTGCGGTGGAAAAGATTTTGGGCATCAAGGTAAATGCTAAACTGGTGGATACCCTTGCACTGTCATGGTATCTTAACTTCGGCCGTCCTAAGCATGGGTTGGAGTCTTACGGAGAAGACTATGGGGTGCCTAAGCCTGTTATCAAGGACTGGAACACCCTGACGTATGAAGAGTATGCTCACCGCTGCTCTGAGGACGTTAAGATCAACTCTCGGCTCTGGCGAGACATCTGGCACAAGCTGAACAAACTCTATCAAGACGAAGGTGAGATGGACCGCTTCATCCAATATTTGTCGTTCAAGATGGACTGTGCTCGTGAGCAAGAGGCCCTACGGTGGAAATTGGACGTAGAACGCACTCAAGCCGCCTACGACGAGATTATGGCACTGAAGCAGGAGAAGGAAGAGCAACTAGCAGATGCCATGCCACGGCGTATTCTAACGGCTATTCGGACTAAGCCGAAGGTGATGTACAAGAAAGACGGAAATTTGAGTAGTCATGGTGAACGATGGACCGCACTTTGTGCAGAGAATAAGATGCCAATCTCCGCAGAACAAATGACTGTGGTGGTGGGTGATGAACTAGCAAACCCCAACTCGAATGACCAAGTAAAGGATTGGCTCTACAGCCTCGGCTGGAATCCTAGGACTTGGAAGTTCCTTCGTGACAAGGTGACAGGAGATGAACGAAAGATCGAACAAGTTCGTAAAGATGGTGAACTCTGTGAAAGTGTTCTGGACCTCTCTGATGTGGACCCCGCTGTTGGCATCTTGGATGGCCTTACTGTGCTTACTCACCGTGCTGGCATTCTCAAGTCTTTTCTCGAAAATGTCTCAGATGATGGGTATTTGAAGGCAGAGGTAGCAGGGTTCACTAACACCCTCCGCTTCCGCCATGCAAAGCCTCTGGTGAACCTACCATCGGTGGATAAGCCTTATGGTGATGTTATCCGTGGGGTGCTTACCTGCCCCGAAGGGTATACCCTCTGTGGGGCTGATATGACCTCTCTGGAGGATACCACTAAGCGACACTATATGAAACCACTTCACCCTGACTATGTTCTTGAGATGTCTCGTGAAGGCTTCGACCCCCACTTAGACTTAGCTAAGTTTGCTGGTGACGTTACCCAAGAGGATATTGACGACTACAACGCTGGTAAACGTCCTGACCTTAAGGCGGTGCGTAAGGCTTATAAGGTAGTGAACTACAGCGCCACATACGGTGTAGGAGCACCTAAATTAGCCCGTGAGGCGGGTATGTCCCAAAAGGACGCAAAGAAACTCCTAACTGCCTTTTGGGAACGTAATTGGGCTATCCAGAATGTTGCAGGAAGTCTTCGTGTTCGTGAGTTGTTTGGTACTATGTGGTTACAGAACCCCGTCAGTAAGTTTTGGTATCAGTTGCGTTCCGATAAAGACCGCTTCTCTACCTTAAACCAAGGCACTGGTGTATTCTGTTTTGATAGTTGGGTAGCTATATGTCGTCAAAATGGCTTACAGACTATAGGACAGTTCCACGACGAGGTGATTGTAATTACCAAACTAGGTGATGAGAACGAGACTGAGGGTATCATGAAGGGTGCAGTCGAAAAGTTGAACACTAAGCTGTCCTTAAATGTCCCACTAGGAGCTGATGTTCAATTTGGTAACACATATGCAGCAATTCACTAGCGACTGTAACATTTCGTGAACTGACAAAACACGAAATAAGGTGCTATATAGTATATACCTACTAGGCAAAAGGAGATGATAATGCCTACTTACAACATGGAAATGGTGCTTGAATGGGCACGAGTTTTCCCAGAAAACGCTGATATGGGGAACCCAGAAGGCCCCCGTGCAGCACAAGCCATCCACAAGAAGGGCGGTCAATATGTAGTCAATGCTTACTTCACTGATGAGCCACAGATCGACAAGTTGTTGAATGATGGTCTTGACCCTTCGCCAATGAACTCCCAGCGTATCCTTGAGGGTAATTCGCAGTATGGTATCGGTAAGTTTATGAAACTGAAACGTCAGGTTGTTGACGACATCAAAGAGTTCGATGGTAAAGGTGGTAAGCAAGTCGTAAACTTTGGTGGTCCTATCACGATCCTGAACCTTACCAATGGGATTGATAATAAGCGTGAGTGGAACCTTGAAGAAGATGGTCTAATCGGTAACGGCTCTAAGGCTATCGTCCAGTTCCAGACTTATGCAAATGGGGCGGGTGTTCGGGTAATGGGTATCGCTGTTACTGACCATGTGACTTATGAAGGCAACTCTGGCGGTGGTGATAACCCCTACCGTGGTCTGTTTAATAAAGAGGAAGCTGCTTAATGCTTATTAATATTGAAGCCCACTACGACAAAGAGTGGGATGGTCTTGAGGGGAGTGTTCGTATCTCTCGGGATAATGTGGAGACCCTTCAAGACATCGCTAATGCAGTTAAGAGTTTCCTTCTTGGTGCCGGGTTCACCTATGTTGAGGATGTTGGCTTCTCAAAAGACGATGGTAGCATGGTCTGGGGTGAGACACTGTGAAATAGTTACTGGCCTACGGTAAGGTATACACAAGTTAAGGTACATTTAAGTAGGCCAGTGCTAATTGTAACAGGGAAAGGCACTACAATGACTAAAGTGTTAATTGATGGAGACATCGTTGCATACAGGTCAGCATTCCATGCACAGGATAAATGCCTGAAAGCTGCGGTAGATAAGGTAGACGAGTTAATCAACACGATCTTACAACGAACCTTGTTTGTCGCAGCCCCACATGAATACCAAGTTTATCTGACAGGTAAAGGTAACTTTCGGTTTGATATTGCCAAGTCTTACGAATACAAAGGTAATCGTAAAGACAGTGTCAAACCGATACACCTTGCTGACGTTAGGGAACACTTGATTGAGAAGTGGGGTGCCATTGTTAGTGATGGGGAAGAAGCAGATGATCTGATTGCTATTGAGGCGACACGATATGGACCTTCCACTATTGTCGCTTCCATTGACAAAGACATGCTGCAACTTCCTTGTCGCCATTATAATTTTGGTCGTGATGAGTGGTATACTGTTGACGATTTTAATGGACTGAAGTTCTTCTATAAGCAAATCCTAACCGGAGATAATTCTGATAACATTGTTGGTCTCTATCGTGTTGGACCTGCTAATGCAGACAAGATACTAGAAGGCGCCAAGGATGAGCAAGACTTATGGGATTCTGTTATGAAGGCTTATGGTGGCGATATTGATCGTGTAGTAGAGAATGCTAGGCTCTTATGGCTTAGACGCAAAGAGGGTGAAATATGGGAACCGCCAGAGGCTCGAAAGCAAAAGGCAGGCTAGGTCAGCAAGAGGTAAGGGATGCTATCCTTAAGACCTTCCCTACCCTAGAACCTGATGATGTCCGTTCTACTGCTATGGGCCAGAATGGTGAAGACATACAACTCTCTCCTAAGGCACGGGGGTTACTCCCCGTGTCTATTGAAGTCAAACGCCGTAAGACTTTAACGACAATCTATGATTGGTATGACCAAGCTAAACAGGAAAAGAAATATGAACCTGTTGTGTTTTGTCGTGGTGATCGTAAAGAGTGGCTTGCTATCATAAGCATGGACCATTACCTAACACTAATGAGTAAAGGTGAATAATATGCGAATGTGGATGGC